ACGTATAAGAGTTCGTCAATGGGGTTGACACGAGTTCATTTTGATGATAAAATCACATCAGAATCTGTAAAAAGTCATAAACTCTCATATTTTCATCCTCCGATGATTCGTAGTAAAGTCACTGATAGTTATGGATACCTTCTCCTTGAAGGAGAAGACTATCTGGGGCTTTACTACGCTTTTTAATTATGGAATTCTCTCTCAATATCAATCTAGCTCATATATTCACTTGGATAGGTATTATCGGCAGTATGATCACATTGATAGTATCTTATAACAAGAAAATCAAGGCTAATGCGACTGAACAGGTGAAGATTGAAGGACGTATCGAGAATCTCGAGTTAAAAGCCATAAACGACAACCGAGATCATCAAGAGCTGAAACAGATGATACATGACTTAGATATTAAGACTGAGAAATCTAATGAAAAGACGGCGAATGATGCTAAAGTGGAGAGGGAGAAATTTTACAACATACTGAACAGCCTTGGCAAAGACTTAGCTGGATTGACAGGTGAGCTTCGTGGTGCCGGTATAGTCAATGGTAAAATGAGAAAAATGGAGAAAATGTGATGTTTGAGATAATTGTTACTCTTGTAGCCCTTGTAACTATTGTAGCCTTTGCGATGGTGGCGTTCGTGAATGATGATTAAGACTTGGTTGCTATTGACTGTATTCATGATGCCTGGTGACCTGCCAGCAGTTCCTCCTTTAGTTACACAATTTCAGACTAAAACACAATGCCATCAAGCAAGTGATGCTTTGTGGAATGACTCTAAAGATTTGTATGAAAAGACTAATTTCAGACTTGTAAAGACATATTGTCTTGAGGTCGACCTAGCTGTGGAGAAGATCGATGGACTATTTCACCATTGAGGAGTTGACTCATTCAAACATAGCTGCTCGTCGAGGTATTGACAATACACCGAATGAAGATCACAGAAAGAATTTACAGCGATTGATTGAATTAGTGCTTGACCCGTTACGAGAAGAAGTTGACAAGCCGATAATCGTATCAAGTGGATATCGGTGCCCCGAATTGAATAAAGCTGTAGGAGGATCCTCAACCTCACAACACATGCAAGGATTAGCTGCAGATATATCATGTCATAGGATTCCAGTCGGTGAGTTGTGGGATACAGCTGTCAGGATGTCGAAAAATGATGAGATATGGGCAGATCAGATTATATTAGAATATGGTCGATGGGTTCATATCTCTACAAGTGAGAATCCACGAAAGGAGTATTTTGAGTTGTCATGAATCTTTTAAAATTAGCCGGCCCCGTCATAAAGCTTGTAGGTGGCGTAGTCAAAAGAAAACAAGATCTTAACCTTCAGTCTGAGAAAAATGCTGCTGCTTGGGAGAAATACTCAGCAAAAGCAATGAAAAATTCATGGCGAGCTGGATTCATCACATTGATAATGGCTGGTCCTGTGTTGTTGATGGAGCTAGGTGTATTAGCAGAAGCGTTCCTTAAAGATCCTACATTGACTGAAGCGTCTAATGAGATGGCTGTGAATCTTGATGTGTTGCTGAACGGCAATTATTCATTAGTGCTTTTAGCTGTTGTATCAGCAGCTGTCAGCATACGATTGACTGATAAAGTTCAAGCTAACAAACTAATGAATAAAGTAAGAGATGTGAAAAACGGAGTGACGGGCGCACCTGCCAAGAAAACAAGAAGAAAAAGAAAAATAACTCAAAGAGATTGGCATAATAGAAAATAATGGATAAAGCTTCATTACTAATGCTGAAAAACGAACGTCTTCGTAGGCAGAAGGGCGATGGTTTAGACCAATGGTGCCCTTATCCTAAACAACAAGAATTCATAGATTCAGTGATAACTAATAGATTTCAAGAGAATTGGTTCATTGCTGGAAATAGAACAGGTAAGACTGATGCTGGTGCATTCATAGGATCTATATTCGCTAGATTTGGTCTTCAGGATGACAATTATCTATGGGATTCACGACGGGGTACTTATACTGCAAAAACTACAGGTCCTACTACAGGATGGGTGATAGCATTAGATTATGGGATGTCGAGAGATATCACACAACCTAAATACTTCGATAATAATTATGTTCCACCCGGAACGATACCTTTTATTCCTGATCACGAGATTGACTTTTGGTCTGTAAAACATCAGATATTGAAGCTTAAGAACGGCAGCATCATAGGTTTCAAGTCAGCGGATTCTAAGAGGAAAAAATTTCAAGGCACGGAGAAACAATGGATACATATTGATGAAGAGCCACCTAAAGATATCTATAAAGAGGCTGTTATCCGTGTGGGATCTAAACCACTGAAAGTTTTTGGAACTTGTACTATTCTTCCACCTGAAGGAACTGTAGGTGGTGTCACTTGGTTGTATTCTGATAAGATTCTTCCATTTATAGATGGTAAATCCGATGAAGGTTTGTTTGGTGCAAGTATCTATGATAATCCTCATATTCTAGGATCTGAGATTAAAAGGTTAGAGTCTATTTACCCCGAAGGTTCAGCTGATCGTAGAATTCGGTTAGCAGGCGAATGGTTGCCTGGTATGTCAGGTGCTAGAGCTTATCTCGGTTTTAATAAGATCATACACGTCAGAAATCAAGAGCAATATTATAGCTCTCATAAACCATTATGCTGGGCATGGGATTTTAATGTTGAGCCTATGGTGTCATTAGTAGGTCAGAGGGATAATGAGGTCTTCAGAGTTATGAAAGAATATAAACTTAATGAAGGTAACATACCCGAGATGTGTATGATGTTCATGAATGACTATGCAGATCATGCTGGACAGATTTTCATATATGGTGATGCTACAGGAAAGAATAGATCAGCTAATGCTGCTAGCAAATCATGTTACTGGACTATCATGAATCATCTCAAAACATTCCGAGGTCGGATTGAGCAGAAGGTTCCTGATAGCAATCCTAACATAACCGATCGAGTTAATGCTGTCAATCGAGCATTTAGAGATGAGAAAGGTGAGTTCAAGTTATTCGTTGACCCTAGCTGTGTTGAGCTGATAACTGATTTGGAGATCGTATTGCGTGACAAAGGCGGCGGTATCAAAAAGACGAAAAAACAAAAGGACCCCTATTTCTTACGAACACATTATACTGATGCATTAGGCTATTGGATAAATTATGAAGCGCCAGTTAATTATTTTACCAAACCCTCTAACTCAAGAATCCAGCAGTTCTGGACACCACTTAGATCACCGTCATACTCACTCCAATGAATTCTGTCGGTGTAACAATATTCTTCAGACTGCTGGTGAGAGGAGAATCGGGGTGTGCACATGGTGTATCATGAATGCTGTAGATAAACCTAAACCTATAAAAGGTCCACATTATGGTAGCTGAATCCTTAGGCATATACTCTGAGCCTCAATATTCTCCAGCGGCTGATGAGGAGATAGCTAAGATGGTTCACGCTTTCAAAGAGCAATCTCGTCAAAAAAGATTAGATAGAATAACACAGAATAAGGCTAATAGAATGACATTGGAGGGTATTCAGGATTGGTCCGACAAGATTGAGGGTCAGAGTAAGGCTACATTACCCAAGCTACAATCAGCGATAGCTAATTTCTCAGCTATCATAAACAAAGGACTTACTGATTCAAATGACTGGTATAATATAGATGTATTAGATCGTAGTCCGTTGAAAGAGCATCAAGTTAAAGCGTTAATGAAATGTTTCATAGATAATTTAGCTACAGATGAGAACAAATACACTAATATCACGACATTGATCTCGGATGCTATCAAAGCTGGTTGCACGGATTCATTGATGATAGTTAAAATTCAAGGTCGGAATATACAGCGACAAGAGTTTTATGTTGAGCCAGGTATTCCGTATTACAATGAGCTAGGTCAACAGGTCACAGGTAGACCTAGATTGCAAAGAGCCTATCGGGAAGGTTGGAGATTACAGATAAGTTTAGTACCCGACACGGACTATTTTCCTGATCCTACAGGTCGTGGATTATATGAGATACATTCTGTGGAGAGGGATCTGTTTGAGGTTATAAAATCCGCAGAGGCCGGTATATATGACATGCAAGCTGTCATGAGTATGAAAGACGCTTTAGTCGGTACTAAAGTTCATGCTGATGATCGTCGAGAGACTGAGGATATTGATCAACCACAAGCTGAGAGAAAAACAGTCGTCATTGATGAGTTTTGGGGTACATTGCTTGATGAGAATGGTGATATACTGTATGAGAATAGTGTATGTGCAGTAGCTAATAACCAGTATCTCATCAGAAAACCTACACCTAACCCATTGTGGCATGGTAAATCACCTTTTGTTGTAGCACCTATTGTAAGAGTTCCGTTTTCCGTGTGGCATCGAGCTTTATATGATGAATCATCTTCGTTGAATCGATCTCTGAACGAGTTATATAATCTGATGTTTGATGGCGGTATTGCATCAGTATGGGGTGTCCGTCAAGTCAGACGAAACTTGATACGTAACTCAGAATCTGTGGCTGATGGTATTCACGCAGGACAAGTTCTTGAGATTGATGATACGACTCCACCTGATGTGAAGGTTGTTGAGACTGTAGCTCAAGGGGATGTTCCCCCAGATGCTTTGGCTTTATTTAATTTGTTAGATCGAGAGTTTCAGCAATCGGCTTTGACTAATGATGTAAGATTGGGTAATCTACCACCAAGACAAGTTAAAGCTACTGAGATTATTCAATCTCAACAAGGTCAGTCAATGACAATCGACTCAATCATAAAAGATATTGAGAAAGAATTCATATCAAATATAATGCACATGTCATGGCTAACTGTATTGCAGTTTGCAGACGAGATACCTTTTGACAACTATGAAGGTGGAGTTGACATACAGACAGCGATGATGTTCAGAAACTTGTCACCTGAAGAGAGATTTGTAGTGTTCGGTCAGCGAAGCAGTTTTAGAGTTCATGGAATCTCAGCTACAATGAATCATGCTCGTGACTTTCAGAAAATCATTGCATTCATGCAGACTGTGGGAACTAATCCATTGTTGTTCAGATCGTTTGTCATGCAGTATTCACCTGACAAGGTATTGTTGACACTATTGAGAACATTAGATCTAAGTCCTGATTTATTTAGATTGACAATAGAAGAGCAACAACAGATTCCTATATTGATAAATGATTTGGCTGCATTATCTCAGATTATACAAGGAGGTAACAACCCATCATTATCAGGTGCAGGTGGTGATTCAACTAATGCTGAGATCAATCAATTAATTAATCCTTTGAGTGGAATACAATAATGAAAGATAAAATTCATGAACATATCTGTG